ATCAGACATATTTCTTTTCCGTTATACTCACGGATAAATTGCGCATAACGCTGCGGGGCATTCGCTTTAGTGCCGCTCATAGCTTTATAGCAAGCGTATCCCCTCCCGCTGTGTAGGTTGGCAATTCCACTTCTTCGCCGTCAGCCGTGACCGTAGTTGTGCCGAACTTGGTTGCCTGCTGGTATGCAGCCTTCGCCCGTTCTTCGATGGCAGATAGTGCTGCCTTGGCTTCCGACCATTCGCGGATGGACTTGTAATCCCATCGGCCGGCCGCTGCCTTCTTCTGAATCTCGCAGCCGAAGTAGTGGAAGGTCTTTTCAGACCACTTCGCGGCCTCGCTCATGGCTTGGTCTTTCAGTTGGCCTTTCAGATCAGCCGCCATTTTTTCAATGCGCGAAAGGGTGATGAATGCTGCCAGCGGGTCAATAGCTCCGCTGTCCTGTTGGATGGCGTAATCCGCCATCGCATTGATGATGTGCAGCCCCTGAGCGTACTCGGTGTGCTGCTGTTCGGTGGTGTGTATCTGTTCCATTAACGTAGTGCGTTGAATTGTCCTTCGGGCTTGCGATTGCTCACAGGGAATACCCGGAAGCGTGTCCCGGTCTGACCGTCAGGTGTGGTCACGGGTGAATCGAATCGGATAACGGTCTTGTCTTCGAATGGGGTGACGCTGTACCCGATGCCGATTGCGGGAAGGTTGTGCATTTCAAGCCAGCCGCCGTTAGCGCGCTTGGCCTCTGTGCATACTGACTTAATGAAGTCAGCGGTGATGTTGGTGTGTGTCATATGGATTAAGGATTTACGATTGTGAACTCATTGATGTAATACTGGAAGTCATTCATGGTGCGGAACTCTTTAGCATTTACCATGTTTTTGAAAACTACGGTGTAACCGTGTTTGATGTGCTTAAGAACTGTGCCTGCGGTGATGGTGTGTTGTGCGTTTTGCATGGTTCAAAGGTAATATCTATATGAAAATTAGCAAGAACTATTTTCGCAAAACAGCCTAAACGCTTACTGAACTACACTAAATATTTACCGAACAGAACTAAGAACGTCATAAAAGAACTGCACGCGGTCGAGATTCACCTGCGAAAGGTCACCATTAGCACTCAGATACTCAGCATTCGCCGCGCCATTCATCTTGCCCTCATACGCCTCATAAAGCCGCGCCTTCCAATCCGCCCGCATCCGGGCGGTGTATACTCCCGGCGATGGATGGTTAGCATACGGCCCGAAATCCGATGCAATCACAGGCAGCGAATAGCACCCAGCCTCTTTCACCTTCAGGTCGCTCTTCACCCGGTTAAATCCATTGCTGATAATCGGGGCTAAGACCACATCTATCCGGCTGTAATAGATGCCGTACATAGACGGGTGAACGCCGGGCCTGAGCTTCAGCCATTCCGGATGGCCTACCGGCGCGAAGGCATTGCCCACCGCCTGCCATTCCAGGTCTTTTTCATCGTAACCGCATAGATTGAATTCGCTGCCTGTTTCCTCGCAGAACTCCCGGACCGCATCGGCAATAATCAGCAGGTCGTATCGGTGCGAACGGCTGCCCACATAGCCCACCCTGAATCGCTTATCGGGTTGCTTGTCTTGATTCCATTGCAGCTCAGTCAGGTTCAGGGCATTGGGAATAACGAAGGCATTCCGATTGATCTTGCTCACCTCTTGCAGTAGCCGTTCATTTTCGCAGATGACAGCATCAGCAGCGAAGACGGCCTTTTGAATCTTCGCGCTTAATCCGCGCTTCTCCCATTCAGCATGGGCCGGGTTGTAGCGGTTCATCATCCAATGATCGTCCATGTCCACGATAAATGGAAGGCCGAGCGTGTTGAGGATTTCAATAATGCGGTCTTGCGGTTCGGCAAGTGTTCCGTTCCATATCACCAAGTCATACTGGCTCAGGTCGGGCAGCGGCTGGTAATTGCCTTTGTCATCTCGGGTTGCCCAGATGTCGACATCGGCAAAGTCCCTGATTCGCAGGTCATGCAATGGGGCATACAGGCGGTGGTAAGAAACGCCGCTCATGCCATTGAGTATTCCGAGTATCTTCAATTGCTGTGGAAGTTATAGTGGTGTTCGCCTTCGGTGTCGATGATCATGTGCAGCCTGCCGACTACCTTGAGCCAAGGGTATTGAAGGCGGCAGATTACCTCTGCCTGCTTCCAGCTTATCGCCTCGATGTTCTGCCCGGCGTACTTCTTCAGCGTGCCGTCCCCCTGGTCAATTGCGGTGAACTCTGTGATGTAGGTTTTCATTCAGGCGGATTTAGGTTCATTGTAACGTGTACCTCTCCGCTTAAATCCATATCCACTTGCTCCTTCGGCTTTCCGTAGACGCGGCTCAGTAGCGTTTCGATGCTGTACAGACTGCCCTTCTCAATGCTCTTTTTGATGGCCGCCGCGATGGTCTTTTCTAATACCGTCGCGTTCCTATTTTCGAAGGCCTCTCGCAGCTCCTCGACGGTCATGGCAATCATGACCTGAATGCAGTCGTTTATCTCTGCGAGCTTGTAGCCCTGTTCGCGAAGGGTGGACACGTACTTGCGCGGCCTGCCGTTTGGGTTCATGGTTTCACCCTTGTCAGGTCTTAAAAGGCTTCCTCCGTGGGGTTGTGGTTCAAGATTCATCCGTTGTTCCTCCGATGTTTTGATACGGTTTTCCGTTGCGTTTTACTTCCAGCGTGGGGTCAAGTTTGAGCATTCGGTCAATTATCACTTTACAATACTTTGGGTCAAATTCAACAAGATAAGCCTTGCGTTGTAATTGATGACAGGCCACCATTGTAGTTCCGCTGCCTCCAAAAGCATCTGCGACAATATCCCCTTGCTTACTGCTATTTGTAATCTGATAAGCTATCAATGGTACAGGTTTCATGGTTGGGTGTTCTGCATTTCGAGTTGGTCTATCAAACTCTAAAACAGTTGTTTGCTTGCGGTCGCTATACCATCCGTGCGCTGCACCTTCTTTCCATCCGTACAAACAAGGCTCATGCTTCCATTGATAGTCTTGCCTTCCCATCACCATACTGTTTTTAACCCAAATCAAGCATTGCCTTACCATGATTCCTGCATTTTTCATTGCCAGCCTAAAGTTTGCGCCTTCACTATCTGCGTGCCAAACATACCAAGCTCCACCTGCCTTAGTGTATGATGCGAGTGCTGTGTAAAAATCGTACAAGAATTGATAAAACTCTTTATCTCCCATACTGTCATTAGCAATTGTTAATTTATCCTTTGTACCACCTTCGTATGCAACATTATAAGGTGGGTCGGTAACAACAAGATCGGCTAAATGTTCTGCAAATAGCCGGGCAAAGGTGTCGCTTTGAGTACTATCCCCACACAACAACCGATGATTCCCAATCTCAAAGAAATCGCCAAGCACAATGTCGGTTTCTATTACATCAGGAACTACGTAATTATCCTCCTCCGCGTCAAGTTCTACAGAAAAATCCACAGGAAAATCCAATCCCCATGCCTCTAGCTTCTCCGCGTCCCATTGATTTGCCAGCATATCCCAATCCCACTCTCCGCCGCTCACATTGTCCTTAATCACAAACTCCGCCTGCTTGTCTTCGGGCCAGTCCACCACCTCAACAGGCACTTCCTTCCATCCTGCCGCCTGCATGGCCTTAAACCGCATATTGCCACCAAGGATGACCATATCCGTATTGCAGACAATAGGCCGGATGGTTGCCATTTCCGGGAACTCTTTCAGCGATTCAACGAGCTTTGCGAACTTATCATCCTTGATGATTCGCGGGTTGCTCGGATTCAGTTTAACGTCTTTGATTTTGTAGAGTTGCATTGACTATCTCTTTAAGTTTCTCTTTCGGCAATACCGTGCCAAAGTCTGCCTCTGTGTGGCAGGGTCTGCAAAGTGCAATCAGGTTATCCGGTGTATCGCGCAACTTGCTCCCACCCATTCCACGGGGTTGGATGTGGTGAATGTCGGAAGCCGGTCGCCCGCAAACCTCGCAGCCGATGAAGTCTGTCTTTGTCAGGCCGCGGGATTCAAGATATACCATGATGTAATGCTTCACTTCCTGATGATTACCTCAATGGAGAATTCACCATTGTTGTGTTCTTCGGGCCGGTCGGCGTTTGTGGCCGAATCGATTACCTCAAAGGCTTCAATAGTTCGCTGCACTCCCTTGCAGGCATGGTTTACAACCCCAGCAAGGCTGAAGGTGTGAGGCGGGTCGCACTCTTGAGGAAGATAAAAGTATTTATGGTCTTCATTCCATCGGCTTGGAAGGGTGCGTTTCCGCTCGTACAAATCCCGATGGGGAACGCTGATGATCACCACGCCGCCGGGTTTGCAGATGCGCAGCCAATTCTTGACAGCCGTCACAGGGTCGCTGATGTGTTCCAAAACGTGCGAGGCATAGACATAATCGAATTCATTGTCCGGGTAGATGTCCATCGTGGTTGCATCGCAGTCGTCCTTATCGTGGTGAACTGCGGTCGGACTGATTGTGTCCAAACCGTCATGTGTATCTATCCTTCCACAGCCGATGTCAATGCCTTTGCCGTGGATGTACTTTTCGTAAAATCCCGATGCAAGCCGCCGTGCGTGTGCCTTTCGTGTTTCAGCCATTGGTAAGTTTTTCGATGTGATAAACCATATTGTCTGAATTGTAAATCACGCCCCAATTTTCGCCCGTGCTGACTACATTAGGGCAGTAGGGCGAGAGTTCCAATGCACGCGGATGGTCGAATATTTCCGCAATTGCAAACGGGCTGCTCTGATTGCCGAAGTGCATCCGGCTTCCGCATATCAGCCGGGCCATTGTCAGGAAGTCGGGGGTGTCTGCTTTGATGGCATCCGGAACAAGGTCTTTGAAGGATTCGTATTCGGATTCAACACCGATGAATACCTTCTCCATCGGCAGGTCATTCAGCAGCTTCCATTTGTCCGCTCCCCCTGCCGCGTTGTTCCTGTACCGCTCCGATAGGTTCACGGTAACATAGCCGTTGATCGGTTCGTCCATCGTGAAGGCAGGGCCGGGCCGCAATTCAGGGTATACCGCCATAATCCACCGGCGAATGTCATAGGCCGCAAGATTGATGCGGGCCTCACGGAATAGGTCAAGGTCATAATCAAACTCCTCACCTTCCCAGACCTTGCACCCGATGCCCAGATGTTCTACCAGGGGAATTAGCATGGCGCAAGTTGCCTCGTTCAGCATAACAGAGCCGCCCGGATGGTGAAGACCTGCCGCGTATTGTGCCGGTCGATTCGGGTTCAGGTACAGGACGTGTTCGCCCGGTATCGCCGCGATGGTGGGCAGGATGTAAATGATGTCTCCGGCGTTTCCGCTGTGCTTAAATTCCATAGAGGTTTTCTAATTGTCTCATTGCATCCACCTTGCACGATGGGCAGGTGGTAAGTTTTCGATTCAGGCAGACGAAGGCGAGCCGGTTAATCACCGCGTTTTCATCGCCCGTAAATGTCCAAGCCAAAGTACGCTTGTACTGCTGCCACTTGGGCAGTAGTGCCGCGAATTCCGCCCGCTGTTCTTCGCTCATCGGTAAAGTGTCTTTGAAAAGAATCTTGCCATAATCGGGGCAATACCGGCGTAAACCGGATTGACGTGCAGCAGGGCCAGCGCAAGAATGGAAATCCAAAACGACAGGCATTCCGGGCAGGCAAGGACAAAGTATCCACCGAACACACCATCAGGCCGCTGCTGATTGTTCAGCGCGAAAGGCACGGATGCGCCGGCGATGGAAACGAGCATTAGGAAAATGTCAATGGTCATTATGCAAATTTAGGTAATATTTTCAATTGCCTTGAAAATCGCAAATGCTATCTGTGGCACTATGGCGTTTCCGTATCCGTGGAGTTGCTGCCTAACCAATTTTCCGGATAGCCCATCATCCACGCATAAAACTGGGGGTTCAGAGTTCCAGGCACCGCCCCGAACAATCTGTATAGTTGTTCCGAAAGCCCGCCAGGGCTTCGGTGATGCCTCCGCGTAAACATTGGATAAGATAGTTTTTCCCTGTTGCATTCGGATGCTGTCGGGGTAAGCAACCAAATACAGCCGCGCACGGTGATGGGGCGCACCGACTTCTGAAGCACGGCAAATTCGCCATTCTGCATTATACCCCAGTCTGGCAAGTTCGGTGAGTGCTGTTCTAAAGTCTGACCCTTGGTTAACCTTAAGAAAATTTGCCACGTTTTCGGCCACGATGTAGCGCGGTCGGATTTCTTTAATGGCGCGGAGCATTTCCCAAAAAAGTCCTGTTCGGCTACCTTGTAGCCCCTGTTGACCTTTGCCGTCTTGTTTGGCAATGGATGCGTCCTGACAAGGGAAACCACCCGTAAGGATGTCAATTCCGCCTCTGTGAATAGTGAAGTCTGTTTCGGTAATGTCTCCATAGCTTATTGAGTTTGGAAAGTTTTTGTGCAGTCGTTCAAGTTTGTATTTTTCAAATTCGCAGTGAAAGACGTTCTCCCAGCCCATCCACTGAGCAGCTAAGTCAAAGCCACCCGCGCCCGAAAATAGTGAACCGTGTCTCATTTTCAAAAAATGTTAGTAGGATTTCGCAGCTTGTAACTGGCCAATCCAGGAACAAAGGTCACCGGGATGACAACATTGGCCACGCCGTTCCGGTTTTTCGCAATCAGCAGTTCAGCCGCCTCTTCCTGTGTCTTGGTCATCATCTCCTGCCCCTGCTCATAGTAGGCCGGGCGGAAAGGGAACAGCACAATATCGGCATCCTGTTCAATTGCGCCGGACTCGCGCAGGTCGGATAGCATAGGCCGCTTATCTGCCCGCTTTTCCGATTCCCGGTTAAGCTGTGCCAGCATGATGAAGGTCACGCCGCATTCCTTCGCGATCTGTTTTGCCGTCTTGCTGATGTGTGCGACCTGCTGTTCCCGGATTTGTTTTGAATCGGTCGGGGTAACCAGTCCGAGGTAATCGCAAACCACACAGGTTATGCCGTGCTTTTGCTTCATGGTCTTAACCCGCGCCCGGATTTTTTCAATCGTGGTATGCGGCGTGTCTTCAAACCATACCGGCAGGCTATCGGCCTCGTCTGTGTAGCTCAGCATCTTGCGAATTTCGGCCTCTCCTAAATTGCCCTTGCGTAACTGATATGATGCGATGCCGGTTTCCCCTGATATTATCCGCTGTGCCAATGCGCTGTTTTCCATCTCAAGTGAAAACATGATGCCCTTACCACCGGCTCTGCAATGGCTTTGAAGCATGGCCACGGCCATCGCGGTCTTACCCATGCCCGGCCTTCCGGCCAATACCCAAAGTTCACCGGCAGGCATTCCATTCGTAACCCTGTCTAACTCAAACCAACCGGTCAGCAGGTTGAGCGGTGCTTCCCCTGCATTGCTGATTCGCTGAACTTCCTTCGATACCATCCGGCCAAGTGCTACCGGATCGCGCGAAAGGTTGTTGACGAAGGCATCAATTTCGGCCTGTGCCTGGTCGGCCAACTTGAAAGGGTCACTCCCTTCGGTCATTGCTTCGCGATGTAGCTGAGTGCCGAGGTTGGCAATCTTCCTCAACCCGAACAGCTGGTACAGAAACTTTATGTGCGTGTCTATGTTGGCGCCGCTGTGGATGCCCGCTGCTATCGTTCCAATGTCCAGGGGTGTTGCGAGATACTTGTTTTGCTTGCAATACCGCGCCACGGTGCTGATGTCAATCTGCATTCGCTCTGCGTACATCTCGCACATTGCTTTGCATATGTCTTGGTTAATGGGGTCGAAAAAGTATTCCGGGCGCAATTCGCTGATGAAGTGCTGTTTGTTGCCTTCAATCAGCAA